ACGAGGCAAGACATTGACAACTACATAGAGTGAAAGAACAGCAGTTCAACAGCCCAACGCGGTTACTGCCTAAGAGTCAGAACAATCCGACTACATCAAGTTTGTTACTTGTGAATGCGGATTCACTTGCGAGTGTGATTCAGACCGATAGCCTTCTACACAACAGGCATCTAGGAGCGAAAAACGACCATAACCGATTAGGGTGCGATAACCAAACCGTAGTGACAGACGGAGTGACATTTGGGAACTGGGGCTGAGGGAAAGACCGAGAGCGTAGTCAAGTACCCCAACTGTTGAGCCTGTAACAGTCCATGCGACTTGGTGTGGAGTTACAGCAAGACCGATTCAGTCGGCACAAAACCAAGTACTCAATGAACTACCAACCCAAAGTTTGCTAAGGGTGAGGAAAGCATATCTAGCACAAGCAGTTGCTTACAGCGAGTCTATACAAACCAACAATCACTTGGTCGGTGCGAGCCGATAATTCTGCCAAGGTTGTAACGAAATGTTCTAAGCGGAGCGTATAACACAAACTGTAGGTAGCAGACGAAGCGAGTGTAGTCACCTAATAGATATGGATTAGTTAGTAGAACTCACAGATAACCAAATACTAAGTTGACAAGCATTGCGGAGAATGTACCTAGCAAGAATTCTAAATTCTTTAGTTGTACATAGATTTATGAGGTCTATGTCCTTCTATGGTGTTTAGACCAAACACCAATTACCAAGGAGGTAATCATGGCGCAATACGACATAACAGTTGAAGTCACATTCACTGGAGAGGCTGAATCATACGAAGATGCAATCAAGCAAACAAGAGATTTTCTTGATAATGCTGAATTCGTATCTGATTGGAAACTACTAGAAGGGAGCAATAAGTGAATCGCTTAGAAAACTTTTGGTCAGTGTTAACCCCAAGAGGTAAGTTTGTATTTACATTCTTTCCTGCAATCTTAATAATCGTGTTACTAAGTTGGCTCTTTCCTAATACACCTAACTATCAACCAGTTTGTGTAACACATGAGCAAGCAAATGTTCTAATAGACAATCTTCATGCTGCCAAGAAGCAGAATGAAATTGATAGAGCATATCGTGCCATTGAAGTATTCAACGGTGGCATGGAATTAATAAATGAAAAGACTGGTGAAGTTTCAATCCAGTTTGAATGCATCACTACCAAGGAGGTAAACAAGTGAGTAAAGTCCAGTACAAAGTAAAGCGCAGTAAGTCAACAACTACTGAAGGGAAAAACAAAGTGGGTAAATCAACCTATAAGAATGAGATAGCCAGTGTACCTAGTGGCTATGAAGACAAGTACATCAATCGCAAAGTCGGCGAGAAGTTAGACTTTGAGTGGTTTGATTACGCATTGCGTAACAAGCGTAATGTTCTAATTGAATCTCCTACTGGTTGTGGTAAAACAACTGGTGCATTGGCTTGGGCAGAATCAAGAGGTATTCCAGCCATTGTTATTTCATTTTCAGTCGGTACTGAAAAGTCCACATTGTTTGGCAAGATGATTCCTACTGAGGATGGTCACTTTGCTTGGCAAGATGGTGCGCTTACTGATGTTGTCCGTCATGGAGGCTTAGTTATCCTTGACGAATTAAATTCAGCATCTGAACGCCAGTTATTTGAGATTCACGAAATCTTAGATAAACGCCGTTCTATTACATTGACCGACCACAAATCAGAGGTCATCATTGCACCCGATAACTTCATTGTTATCGCTACACAAAATCCTAACTATGAAGGAACGCGTGACCTCAACAAAGCACTGCGTAATCGCTTCGCTGTTCAATTGCAGTATGACTATGACCCAGTTATTGAGGCACAACTTATTACTTCTAAGTCGTTGCTTGATATGGCAGGTCAGATTCGTGAAGAAATTGGTAAAGGCACAATCAAGACTCCACTTAGTACAAATATGTTGATGGAGTTTGAAGAGATTACCAAAGAACTTGGTATCAATTCAGCAATTATGTCTTTAAATCATCAGTTGATGACGAATACGAAGTCGTAGAGGTTGATGCAGATGCAGACCTTTCCGAACTTGGTGAGCAAGGCGTTGACTGGTTCTACGAAGAAGAGAAATAAGGAGGTAAGCACATGACTACATTAATGCCGTCAAGTGATGAACACATTGCACGACTTGAAGCAATGAGTCGTGTCTTTGCACGCGCTAACAGAATTCTTAGTGCGGAAGAAGTATCTTGTTCAGTGGTTGATGACCATTACAACTCTGCACCAGCATGGTCTGATGGTCGCCACATTACATTCAATGCGAGCCGTATTTACAATATCGGTACGATTGAAGATATCGTGCAAGTCACTGGGTTCAACTATCATGAGTTGAGTCATGTCTTGTACACACCTCGCAAGAACACCAAGATTGTTACTGAGGTCTTGGCTAATGGATGGAATGATGCATTCAATATCTTGGAAGACCAGCGTATTGAGTCCATGCTTACTGCTATCTATCCTGCGACTATTCCTTACTTCATTGCTACTTTTACTCGTTACTGTACAAATAGCCCTGAAGATTGGAAGGCTAATTTCATTATCATGCATGGTCGCCGTTACTTGCCGATTGCAATGCGTAATGAGTTCCGCAGACAGTTTGCACACCAAAAGTATGTCAAGCAGATTGAGAAAATAATTGACGAGTATCGTAAGTTAGTTTTCCCAACTGATAATGACCGTGCAATTGTGTTAGTGGAAAAATTCCACCGCATCCTCTTAACTACAAATCTAGTTAAGCCAAAAGACCCATTTGGTCATATCTGTGGTCAACGACCACTCATATCTGTAGGTAGTTCTGCGCCAGTTGGCGAGCAGCAAGATACACAAGATGCTGTTGACTATCTTGATGAGGAGTTGGAAGAGCGTGATGCAGAAGACCTTGATGATGATTCAGATACAGACACTGATGAAGAGTCTGATGCTGATGATTCTGTAGAAGGTAACGGAAGTGGCAATGCTGATACTGATGAAGATGCTGATGAAGAGTCTGATTCAGAAGGTGGTGCTGGTTCTGATGCGGATGATTCAGATGAAGATGATTCAGATTCAGATTCTTCTGCTCCATCTGACGGTGGTGTTAGTGGTGGCGATACTGATGTATCTACTGACCTACCTGATAACTATGAAGAGGTTATGAAACTTCTTAGTGTTATCAAAGATAAGGTTATGCAGTCTGCTGATGTTATTGCTGATGCAAAGAACAAGCAGGAGGCTATTACTGCTGGTGATGGTGAAGTCACTATCAATCTAAGTAGTCGCCGTTATGTTGAGCATCCAGTTGATACAGAAGACAACTTGTTAGTAGATGAATTTGCTTACGAGTTGAAAAAGTTGCGTACTGATGCTGACCCATATTGGGAATCGCGTAACTCAGCAGGTCGTGTAAATATTGACCGTGCAATGCGTGGGGATGATTTCACTGAAATCTTTGACTCATTCCGCGAAGGTCAAATTGACAGTACTGAAGTTGAGGCAGTGATTCTTCTTGATATCAGTTCATCTATGTCTTACAGAATGCATGAAGCATCTACGGCAATGTGGGTTATCAAGTCTGCACTAGAGTCAATCAATGCAAATGTAACTGTTCTTGCATTCAATGATTCTACTCACTTGCTATATGACAAAGATGATTTGGCTGATTCATCTAAGTTCCGTGTATTCGGTTCAGATAACAACACACAGCCCAACAATGCAATCCGTCAAGCACTCAAAGTGTTTGATGCCACACAGCGCGGTAACAAGATTTGCTTCTTCGTTACTGATGGTGAGTGGGATGGTGATTACGGTGTTGAAGGTAATGATGAATTGATTCAGTCAATGAATAATGCAGGTGTACTTACAGCACTGGCATTTCTTGACTATCCACGCACTATTTAATAGGCGTGATGTGCTATTGGGTAATCCACCAAAAGCACCAACACCAACTCCAATGCAATTACCACAGGGCGGTACTAAACAGACACCACCTCAATTCACGCCAAAGAAGAAAGGGTTCTATGACCCTAATGCACCTTTCGCTAGTGATGAGCCTGCTGGCAATGTATCGGCTAACAATTCGCCAGTGCCTACCGCAGATAACAAAGTGCAACCAGTATCTGCATCTCTGTTGACAAGTGACACTAATCATTTTGTCTATCGGGGTAAGTACTATCCAAAGGATGCATTCAAGGGTAAGGAGTTTGCAATGCCTTATACCGTTAATCCTAAGTACATGACTGGCGTTACTTATATCGTTACAGGTGTAGGTAACAAAAGATTAAAAGTAAAACTTACAAGTGAGCCAAAGGTGGGAACTAGATTCCACAATTGCTACTTGCAAGGTACGGCAGTATTTTTGCCACTAAGTTATATCGCCCATCTACTAGAACAATAACCCAAGGAGAAATATAAAATGGCTAAAATGAAAGCAATTCAAATGCAGTTAAATGAAGACATTATCGCTCTTGATGAACTGCGCCGACAGAAGGATGAACTTGAAGACACTATTGATGCTCTTCAACAGCGCATTGTGGCGACACTTGATTCACTGGAAGTGAAGACACATGAAGTAGAAGTGAAAGGTGGTCGTAGTATCAAGGCGACTCGTTCACAAAGCAATCGCACTGTGATAGATGAAACTGGATTAAAGAAATCACTTGGCGAAACTCTATGGAACAAGGTATCCAGCCGTGTTCTTGACAAGAAGAAACTAGAAGCATTTATTGCTTCGGGTGAGGTTAGTGCAACAGCAGTTGCTAAGTGCAGTACTGAGAATGAGGGTAAGCCCTACATTCGGATTACTGCGTAGGGGAGAAACATGAGTGGTAAATATCTTGTAAAGATGGAAGTACCAGTTTATGTTCATCCTTCTGCTACAGAAGATGAAGCACTAGACATTGTTAAAAAGACAATGGCTCGCTTGTTGGCAAAGACTGAACTATCTACATATGGAGTTCATGTCACTATTGAAAAGGGGCAATAGATGAAAACAAAATCAAGAAGTATCGTGGATAAAGACTTTCCCGATTACACACTGTATCCAGTAGAAGATGAGGTTCGTGGCAACATCACTTTCTCATCACCGCTACCTAACACTTACTATCGTGTTGATAATGACACACTAGAAGTTAAGTGCATGGTGACAATTCTAGAAGATGGATGGCATATTGCTTGGGATACTTGCTCGCAATGTGCAAATTACTTCAAGATTTGCGAATGCAAAAACGGAATGGTGCAACCTCGTAGTGTCACTTATTTCTATTACAAAGCACGCCATGAAAAACTTGGTGAGCCAATGATTACAACAAGTGAACTATACAAAGGTGTTAAACCTACAGTCAGACAGAAGCCAACTGTCAAGAGTACTGTCAAAACACCTACTGCTACAACCGTTACATATATCCCACCAGTATCACCACGCCAAGGTGATGAGGCAGGTATGTCAATTGAAGATATTGAAAATATTGATATGTCTGTGTTAAATAAGAAGGCAGAAGATATGGCACGCAAAGTAACACTGAAGAGGAAGAAGGGATAGCGGTGTGAAAACAAACAACACAGGAAACGGTATCGGACACATTACTCCTGAACAATGGTTAACGCGTTCAAAGGCATCACAGAAAGTACAGCGTTCTGTAGATACCTTGAAGCGTTGGCACAGACTCGGATTATGTGTACCTTCGGGAAAGATGAAAGTCGGCAAGTTAGATGTGTGGCTTTACTCAGAAGAGGACATACAGAAATTACTTGAACTTGCACGGACTCAAAAACCAGGAAGAAAAAGTAAGGAGGTCAAGTGACTAAGAAACATTTCATTATCGCTGCGAATGAATTTGGAAAATTACTTCGTGACGAGAATGATGCTGATAAAGTCAAAGCAATATATCAAGCCATAGATATATTTTGCTTAGTCGCTAGTCGGGTGAACTTTAACTTCTCTCGGTCTGTATTTATGTCATGGATATCAGATATTGAAGAAGGTATTCGTGACTTTAATGGTCGCAAGACTGATGTAGTAATAATGAGTGAATAACAAAATAGAAAGGGATATCTATGCAAACATTTCTGCCATATGCCGATTATTCAAAGTCGGCAAAAGTTCTAGATATGAAAAGGCTTGGTAAGCAACGCGTTGAGTCTTATCAAATACTTCGTAACTTGGCTGGCATCAGTAACGGTACTGGATGGTCTAATCATCCAGCCGTAAAGATGTGGCGTGGTCACGGTCTAGAACTCATTAACTACAACATTGCTATCTGTGAAGAATGGATTAGTCGCGGATACAACGACACAGTACTCGGCAAGACAATATCGCTTGCTAAGTATTTCAAAGGTCAAAACAGCACACCGACCTTACTTGGTAACTCTGCTTTCCATATAAGTCACCAGTCAAACCTAGTTAGGAAATTACCTCAGCATTATCGTAAGTTCTTTCCTAATGTACCCGATTCACTACCTTACATTTGGGAGGAATAATGAATTACTTAGCGCAAGACTTAATAAATAAGTTAGTTGCTGATAGCGCATTTCATATGATTGCTAATGAATTAAATGAACATGAACTCGCTATAGTCGCGTTGCGTTTTGGATTGGTTAGCAGACCAAAAAATCTTACAGAGGTCGCTGACATATTCTCAACAGAACGCCTATATATACGCCGTACTGAAAGTAATGCAATGGCAAAACTTTCTAAGTCAACACGCGAGCGCATATCAACTCATCTAAAAGCACATCACCCAAATGTATTGGAGGATAGAAATGGCGATTGATGAAACCAAAGAAGAATTAACAGATAGTGAATTCGCTTGTCTGTTATTCCGTAGTTGTGGAGTATCTATAACTTCGGGTGTATTCGGTGCAGATATGTCACTGCATACAAGTAGTTGCAGATTCTGCTTAGGGGTGTTCCATGTTGCTCGGTAAAAGAGAATATGTAATGACCACTTTCGCAGATGGTGTAGAAGGTTATACAACCAAAGATGGGAGATATGCCTATCTAGAAGTTGATGGAAAAGTAGTCATGCGTATCAACAATCATGAAGATGCTTGGCGAAGAGTCCAGTTTAGGGCTTGGGATTATGCACATGAAAGGATAGGCATATGACTATCACAATTACAGAAACAACAACAATAAAAACAATAAGGAGAATCAAAGTGGATAATATGAAAGCAGTTCATGCAGATGACTTGTTATACATTGCTTATGAGTCATCAAGAAATAAGTTCAACCGCACAGTTGATACTGGTTGGCTAAAGACAAACCTTGACCCAAACGGCATCAGCCTCATCACAATAATGCTTGCATTTCATAATATGGATTTTGCAGGTATTCAACATCACCGTTGTAAGATACTCGCAAAATTAAATTACAAAACAGAACCAGTGGAATTCTATCTTGATATAGCACATGACTCTTATCAAAAATTATTTCCTGTTGAAAGATTCCTTCCAGTGGAAAATGGAAAAGAGCCAGTGGCGGTGTTACATGAGTGAAAACAATGTTGTATCAATACGAAGCAAGTGGACAATGGCTGACTTGTTTAATCGTATTGAAGAGGAAGAAGCAGAAGCAAAGCGTGCAGAGAATGCTATGGAGCATTGGACTGCATACGAATGCCGTGTTGCAGGAAAAGTATTTTGGGAAGTTGTAACTCCTGAAAACTTAACTGAAGACCCTTGGGTATTTTCTACAGTAGAAGATGTAGTAAATGCCTCTCGGTCTAAACCAGCGATACTTAAATTGGTAACGCTAGATGCCAGTATAGAAATCTACGGCGAAGAATAAGGTGAGTAACTCATGAACATATCAATTAACATTAAATACTTTATTGACTCTAATAATGATTCTGTCAATAAAGATATTAAGAAAATTCTTGAAAGTTTTCTACCTTACATGGTAGATAACTTAAAGATTGAATTTACTAAAGATTAATATGTTTAAGAAGACAAAAGAAGAACTACGGCGGTTACTGGAACTCCGCCGTAGTAATTCTGCTACAGCAATCCGTAACAAAAAGAAATACACAAGAAAAACAAAATATAAAAAGCAATACTCAGAATAGGTGGTGATTATATGTTTGAAATAGATGGGATAAAACTGCAAGAGAATCCTGAAATACTCATAGATTGGTTTGATGATTTCGCTGGATATAATCCATATGCGTTTTTATCTAACTTCTATGAAGGCTCTCCATTTACATGGGGCAGTGATACTTGGCAGACAAGTGAACACGCATATCAAGCAATGAAGGCTAGAAACACCTCTGACTTCAATATGATTCGTGATGCGCGTTCACCTGATGAAGCAAAATATCTTGGTCGTAGTATCGCAGTACGCTCTGACTGGGAAGCAATCAAATACAAAACAATGCATTCAATTGTGTTAACTAAATTTACCTCTAATTCTGAATTGGGTAAATTATTACTAGGTACAAATAATGCGTATCTACAAGAAGGTACATTTTGGAATGACACTGTTTGGGGAGTTGATTTATATGAAAGCGATAAACCTAATAGACCAATGACACGAAAAGGTCAAAATTGGTTAGGAATCATACTAATGGATGTTCGTTCACGCTTGGAGTTTTGGAAGAAATTCTATCCACCAAGTGATGTTCTGAACTAGACAACTATGTATAGGAGGTTGCTATGATAAATGCAGGCTCTAATACATTGAGTCTAAGAAGTGTTTCTTGTCCACTGTGCAAGAAGCAGTTACCGATACGGAAAGCAAAGGATGGTCGGCTCTTCACCGACATAAAACACATTCAAGCCTGCGTATCCCTACTAGAAGAAGAAAGGAGCAACGAACGCTGTGTGCGTTGTTTTAGTTATGGTTGCAATAACCCTGACTGTGACAACTCACTTGAACCCTAGAAGGAGCACTGATGTTAAGTAATCCCCAAAGGTTGACAAAAGCCATAGTTGTCACCTATTCGCTAGTCACAGTACTAGCAACAAGCGTTGGTACGGTTGCGAGAGCAGAAGCACCAACGATTAAGGAGTTCACCGTAGAGTTACCTGCTAAAACAGTTAACTATCTGTTTGCAACAGATAAACCTACAGTCGCAGAATTCCGTAACGCTAAAGAACAACTCACTGATACTGAATTGGTAGATTTACTACATTCGGTAGGTTTTCAGGGTAAATCTCTGAAGACTGCATGGGCAGTTGTAAAGCGTGAATCAAATGGTCGCCCATTGGCACATAATGACAATATAAACACTGGAGATAACTCCTATGGCATATTCCAAATCAACATGATTGGAACATTAGGTGAAGATAGGCGAGCCAAATTCGGACTGGATTCAAATAAGCAATTGTTTGACCCAGTAACTAACGCCGAGATTGTTTTCCACATGACAAATGGGGGAAGTGATTGGTCGTCTTGGGATATTGGTTCTGAGGCGTACAATGGCGGAGTAAACGAGCCTGCGTTTTACAAGTGGCTCAAAAAGTATCCATCTGATTACAAGGTGGATAAAATTACACCTATGCAGATATGTAAAGGAACTTGCACCTTAAAAAATCATGTAATAGGTTAATAACACCAAGGTGAAATTCAAACTATGAGTTCTCATCTAGTAATTAAGGAAATCCCTTAATGCTATATCAACAAGAAGGTGGTTAATCGTGCCAAAACAAATCCGAGGTGGAAAAGTAACAAGCATTAATTCACTAAGGTCATCTGTAAAGAAAGGCGGTGGCAGTGGAAGTTATCTAACAAGAATTCCATCTGACGGCTCACTGACCGTTCGTTTTCTTACTGAACCAACTGAATGGATTGCTTACTTTGAATATTATGATGCAGAACAAAAGCGTTTCTTTCCCTCTGTAGAGGGCGTGCAAACACAAGAAAGACCTGCTGCAAGATATCTCGCTAACGCATTAGATGTTGCGGAAAGCAGGGTTGTTCCATTAGTAATGCCAAAGTCTGTTGCTGCATCTCTGTTAAAGAAGTATGACAAGTATGCAACCTTGCTAGACCGTGATTATGAATTATCGCGTTCAGGAGCAGGACTTGATACTGAATATGATGTAACACCTGAACCTCCAACCAAGATGAACTTGGAACGCTATGACTTGCTAGACCTTATGGGATTACTAGAATCTCAATTGGAAGATGTGCCAGTCAATTCTGATGATGATGACGAAGACGAGGAAGACGAAAAGCCAGTGGCTCGTAAGTCAATTAAGTCAACACCAAAATCAAAAGTGGATGATGACGAAGACGAAGACGAGGATGACGACTCTGATTCTGATGCAGAATACAGCCGTGATGACTTGGAAGAGAAGTCACTCGCTGAACTGAAAGTTATTGCACGCGAACTTGGTCATACAACAAAAGGTCTAGATAGTGATGACCTTATCAATCTGATTCTCGGTGATGCTGAAGATGATGATGAGGATGACGAGGTGCTTGCAACTGGTAGTAGTTCTGATGATGATGAGGATGATGAGTCTGAGGAAGACGATTCTGATTCTGAGGATGGCGAGTATGAAACTGTTGTCCTTGATGAAGACGAACTACGCAAAATGTCTATGAAAGAAATCAAAGAAATCGCTGCTGACTATGAACTCAAAGTTAAGGCTGGCGCATCTAAAGATGACATTATTGAAATGATTCTTGATGTGGCATCTGTTGACGAAGAGGATGAAGAGGAAGCACCGTTCTAGGACACCTAACTATCCGTCATGGTTAGGTTAAGTGTGGTGAGGACTACAAGTTCGCTCCACAAACCCCATTGTGTTGTAGCCAGTAGTCATTCATCACTTCGCAGGACACAACTACTCCATTGCTATGTGGATGGTTCAATCCCTTCCTGTTCATATAGTAAAAAAGACGATATGGAGTATTGGGGCTGTGTCACTTCTTAGTTGGGTTTTACCGCCAACTGCGAACACGGTATATAGAGCAGTTCCGTACTAGTAAATACACCTCCTTGGTCTAGTGCGGAACTGTTCACTTTAATAACATAAATATAAATTAAGGAGCAATCATGGATGAAGAAATTAATATATGGAATGTAATCAAAACAAAAAAGCGTGTTCATGTAGATTCACTTTCGCGCTCGCAAATAACTTCCTATTTACAGAATCATAATCAAAAGTTCTGTCATGAATGCGGATACCTCTATAACAGAACAGATATGTTCGTACAGTTGTATGCAAACAATCTTTACGGATATACCTGCCTTGAATGCTCGGTGCGTGCATCATGATGGTGATACAAGATGAATTGCCATTTGAAACACCTAAGCCAATGCTTGATGACTTAATAAAGATATATGAAGAATCACAAGACCCACAAGAAGATGGAGATAATAATGAAACGAAAAGTTAAATTCGTGTTAGCGTTTGTAGTACTTTTATTTATCGCGCCAACACCAGCACAATCAATCATCATGTACTCAACAGGAATATTTGCTGACACAGATATTTTTGGTGAACCAATTCCAGTTGAAGAAACAATGTTAGAGGAAGAACCATTTGTTGAAGACCGCGTATTGATATTTGAAAGTCAAACTTCAACGCTACTCACAACATCAGATACAAGTACAGTGACAGCATCACTGAGTGATACTTCAACTAGCGTGACTGAATCAGATACTTCAACTGCAAGTACTCAGACTGAACCGACCCCTACCCCTACCCCTACAGCGACCCCTAGCCCCACGCTTGACCCCACCCCTACACCTTCCCCCACCCCTGAAAGTCCGTCTAATAGCCCTTCCAGCCCCTTAAATGGGCAGGCTGAATCTAGCCCAACCCCTGCCCCGACCAGTACCCCGACCCCTGAACCGACCCCAACGCCTACACCGACACCTACTCCAACACCGACACCTGAGCCTGTTTTTGTGCCACAAGTTATTGCGCCACAGATAACAGCACCAAGTGCAAGAGGTAGTGCTTGTCCTACAGATGGTGGAGTAGTTGCAGGTGGTGTAGGTGATGCTGATGCAGGATGTGTCGGCGGTAAGAGTTGGAACTATGTTGTTGAAAGTATTTCGGGTGATGCATTATGCAGAACTGAATACACATATAACGGAGGAACGCAGACAAGCAGGAATCTTGGATGCACCGTTTCATATACAAAACCATAATCAACAAATAACCAAGGAGGTTATATATGCCAAACCCACAATGGACAAAGTGGACTGAAACAAAAGAGGCGTTCAACTCCGTAACTGGTGAAGAACAGCCACTTGATGAAAATGAAACACTTTATGCAAATGGATTGTTTCATGTGTTACTCAAAGTACTGCAACCTGATGTTGGACTCACTGGCGCATTATGGTTATCAATTCGCCGTAATGACAGGAAAGCAATTAGAGATTGGCGACACTTTCAAAGAATCAAAAATGAATTAGCAGGTGCGGAAAGAGAAGGTTTAGAAATCTTTCCTCCTGAAAGTTCACTAGTTGATGGTGCTAATCAATATCACTTATGGATATTGCCTGAAGGACAGAGCACTCCATTTACTTGGAAAGAAGGTAGGAAGGTTGATAGTGTTGCCGATTATGTTGGTGCAGTACAAAGACCTTATGAAGAAGATGAGGTGGTGAAATGAAGAAATCAAATTGGTGGTCAGCACATACACACTCAGCATTCTCAGTGCTAGATGGAATGTCACCTGTTGCAGATATGGTTGAAAAAGTTGCCAAGGAAGGACAGCCAGCACTCGGATTAACTGAACATGGCAATATGGCAAGTGCAGTGCAGTTATATCTAAATGCAAAGAAGCATGGGATAGTTCCGTTTACTGGTGTGGAGGCATACATTCTTGACCCACGCGCAAATCTAGAAGATAAGAATGCAAAGCGTTACCATGTTGGATTACACGCTCTTAACTTCAATGGATATCAAGCGTTGATTAAAGCCGTAAGTACAAGCCACACTAGACCGAGGTTTAACCGATTCCCTAGGTTGCAATTAACTGACTTAGCAGAATTATCTGATTTGGCAGGTGATGACATAGCACTCCTTACTGGTTGCTATTTCGGTCTAGTGCAACAAGGTTTAGTTACTGATGGAATCAAGAAGGCAGAAAATCTCGTAAAGATGTATGCCAAATGGTTTCCACACACATTCGTAGAAATACAGAATCACTCAATATGTCATGACCAAGATAATGAAGCGCATCCACAAACTGATGATGACATTGTGAATGCTCTAGTATCAATTGCGGATACAACAGGTCTGCCGATTATGGTTACGCAAGATAGCCATTACTTACATGAATCAGATAAACACGCTCATGCATTGATGAAGCGTATGGTTTATGGTGGTGCAGAGGATGAATTTCCAGGAGATTCATTTCATGTTGCGACAACTGAGTGGGTTGCAGACCATTATGAAGATGCAGTATGGAATCGTGCAGAAGAAGGCGCATTACATTTATTAAATCTAAATAAGTTATCCATACCTGCATTAGATAAGTACAAGGCTCAAATTCCTGCATTGGTAAAGAATCCACAAAAAGAAGTTGAGCAGTTATGTCTTGATGCGCTCGCCGATATGCAAGTTCGTAATCGTAATCAATATGAAGAACGCCTTTCATATGAATTAGATATCATCCGCGACTTAGGAATGGCTGGCTATTTTATGCTCGTCTATAACTATGTGCAGTGGTGTAATGAAAAGCAGATATGTATTGAAGCGCGTGGTTCAGCGAATGGTTCACTAGTCTGCTACTTGCTAGGTATTACTCAGGTTGACCCTGTTAGATGGGGATTGTTATTTGACCGTTTCTTATCACGCGACAGAGTTACACCGCCTGATATTGATATGGATATTGAAGATATATCGCGTGAACGATTAGTGGGATATCTTGAAAGAACATTTGACACTCTTCGTATCGGCACATGGGCAAAGTTAGGTTCGCGTGAAGATGGTAAAGGCTCTGTCATGGTTTCTTACAAGTCTTATCTAAGTAAGCAAGTCACCGACAAAGATGAACGCGCCAAGATGTATGCCAATATTCAAACCATTGAGGATGTGAAAAAACTTAATCCAAAAGATTACAAAGGATTAGTTCGCATTGCAGAAATGGGTGGTGTATTGCGCTCATATGGTGTTCATGCTGGTGGTGTCTTGATTAGTGGCAGTGAACAAAAGATTGAATCCTATGTACCAAAAATGCTCGTTGCATCTTCTAATACTGAAGTAAGTCAATTTGATATGGATGATGTGGAGAAGTTGGGATATCTAAAACTGGATATCTTAGGTCAAACAACATTAACAGTAATGCGTAATTGCCAAGCCATGATTGGGAGAGAAAACCCAACAGACTTTTCTTGGATTCCTGAAGATGATGCAGCAGCGTGCAAGATTCTTAGAGAGGGCAGAACTGATAATGGCATATTCCATTTTGAAGGTTATACAAAAGCCAAAGGTGGAAAAAGCATGGGAATTAAAACAACAAAGGATGCAGTGTTAGCAACTGGACTCTTTATGCCAGGTGCAATGAACACTGGACAAACTGAGTTATATCTTGAACGCCGTAGAAATCCTGATGCGCGTGCAAGAGTGAAATATATCCATGATGCATTTGAAAAAGCGTTGAAGGATACTTATGGCGCAGTTATATTCCAAGAACAAGTTATCAATATTATGAGAGGTCTTGGAATGGGTATTGATGGCGTAAATATATTCTTCAAGATTGTTAAATCTTCGGGTGCAGGAGCAGTTGATGCAAATGAAAAGCGTTTACTAAAAGTTCGTAAAGAATTTGGTGAACTCTGTTTAAGTGCTGGTATTGCTAGTAAAGATATTCAGAAAGCATGGGATTCAACAGCAGGATTCGTTTCATACGGATTCAATCGTGCTCATGCTACTGGTTATGGATTGCGTTCATATCGGTGTGCATATTTGAAAGCACACTATCCACTGGAGTTTATGACAGCGTTATTGCAGTCATGGGCTGGTTCAGATAAGGAAGCGTTATATGTGAGAGAAGCCCGAAGAATGGGAATACGCATATTGCCACCTGATGTAAACATTAGTGGAGCATCATGGACACTTGACCGTAAATACAAAGCGATTAGGCGTGGTCTAGTTTCAATCAAGGGTGTTGGAGTATCCGCAGCAGATTCAATTGCATCAAATGCTCCATACGATTCCATTGCAGACTTGATTACAAAATGTGACCCACGCGCTGTTACTGGTGGAAAGACATATCTAAAAGATAAAAAACTCAATGGTGTGCTGGCAAAGTTAGATGGTGCTGGCGCATTCAAATCTCTAATAGAAAGTAAATAACAACATGGATATCGCTAAATTAGAAGATGTTACAAAAGCCGTATTGTCGGGAACTCATCCAGTGGTTAGGGATATTGAATTGATTATGTGGGCGCAAGACCACACAATACGATACTCAGACAAAGTGCATCAATTTACACAGGGTGATTCAGTCGCAGAAATGCTCAATTTGGAACTATTTGACATGGTACTCAGACAGGCACTATTGTTTGGTTTCAGTGTTGGCAATGCTTATGCAAATCCCAACGAAGCGAAAAGGCTAGGTATTATTAAGAATGACTAAACGACTAATCACCGTTAAATTAAAACGCAACTCAAATTTTAATTTACATACTGGTGACTGTCGCAAAATACTAAGTCAAATGCCAGCAGGTTCAATTAGAACTTGCATTACATCTCCTCCATACTGGGGTTTAAGGGATTATGGTATTGAAACACAAATTGGTTTAGAACAATCTCCTGATGACTATGTAACATCTATCGTAGAAGTATTTCGTGAAATAAAACGAGTACTTGCTGATGATGGAACTGTTTGGTTAAATCTTGGCGATTCATATGCATCAATGCGTGATAGTAAAGCCGTACCCGATACTTTAAGAAATGGAAATAAAGGAACAGCAGTACCGAGTGCATCTAATAGAAATCCTGCAATATTAAAGCAGGCTAATATTAAACATAAAGACTTGGTTGGTATTCCTTGGCGAGTAGCGTTCGCATTACAGCAAGATGGTTGGTATCTCCGACAAGACATAATTTGGCATAAGCCAAATCCAATGCCCGAATCTGTTCGGGATAGATGCACTAAATCTCATGAATATATCTTTTTACTTGCAAAGAATGATAGATATTTTTATGACAATGAAGCAATAAAAGAGCCTGCACAAGATTGGGGAACTAGGGATAGAACTAACGGTAAGTATCACAATAAAGGCACTGGACTATCACCGCATACTGGACTAACTAAATCTTATGAAAAGAAAAACAAGCGTTCAGTTTGGAGTATTACAACTAAACCATTCAAAGGAGCACATTTTGCAGTCATGCCTGAAGGTGTTGCTGAACCCTGCATCCTTGCAGGTTCTGAGGTTGGCGATACAGTATTAGACCCATTCGCAGGTAGTGGAACTACTGGAGTAGTAGCGTTACGGCATGGCAGAAAATTTATAGGCATTGAATTAAATCCTGAATATACAGAACTTGCAAAGCGCAGAATATTAAAGTCACTAACAAAGGAGAGCAAGTGAGCGCAACATCAGTAGCAAAAAATCTAATGGCAGAAATCAACTCTTTACTAAAGGGTGATGTATTAAAACTGGCTAGTGATGATTCACTAGTAGTGGAATATCTCCCGACTGGTGTTTTACCGATTGATATTCTTTTACAAGGTGGATTACCTAGGGGAAGATTCATAGAAATCTATGGTGATTACTCAACACTAAAATCTTATGTAGGTTTAAGTGCAATTGCTAATACACAAAAGAAGGGTGGCGTATGCGCCATCATTGATACGGAGCATTCATTTGACCCATCATGGGCAAAATCAATTGGCGTAAATCTTGATGAGTTAATTGTTCAGCATCCTGAAACTGGTGAACTTGCTATGGATACAGCAGAAGCATTAATTCGTGGCAATTGCGACCTCATCATATTTGATTCAATTGCAGCATCATTACCGCAAGCAGAGCGCAATAAGCGTATGCATGATGAATCAATGCAACCTGCAAGATTAGCAAGCCTTATGTCACAAGCAATGCGTAAACTCACAGCAGCAAATTCACGCACAGCAATGATGTGGATAAATCAAACAAGATTAAATGTGGGAATTACTTTCGGTAATCCAGAGGCAATTCCAGGTGGTAAAGCAATGCCTTACTACGCCTCATACCGAATCAACATGAAGAAAGTTGGCAAAGTAACTAACGATACTCAATCTTGGGATGGTGAAAAATGGGTTGCATCCAAAGAACAGGTAGGACAGAAATTCAAAGCAATAGTAGAGAAGTCAAAACTCAGTAAGCCATTCCGCGATATTTATTTCACTTGGGATTTTACAACTGGTGGATTAGATGAAGCAGGATTCCTCATTGCTATGGGATTAGAAGAAGGTTTCATCACACAGGAAGGTAAATCATGGATATACGAGGACACGAAAGTAGTGGGTCGGGAGAATTTCAAGAAGAAAGTGATGGAAGACCCGACACTAATGGAAGCACTGAAAACCAGAGTGATGGAATTGCACTCCCTTGGAGAGCAGACACCCCTCAAATCAAAGGGCGTAAAAGTGAAAAGAAAATCCTCAAAAGACTCGGAATAAGGCAACACCCTAACAGTGGTGCTGGCAAGATTAAATTTGATGGAAGTAATGAGGATGCGGTGGTTGAAGTGAAAGATGCCAATAAATCATTCACTATGAATGCTAGTTACCTCAATGGCATATATGTAAATGCGATTAAACAAAGCAAAGATGCAGTCTTATTAATTCAATTCCCTGAATTAACAGTGGAATGCATCATAAGGAGAAGACCTAAGTGAGCCTAAATAAATTATTGCGTGCAGTTAAAAATTCTGACTTGGTAATAACTCCTAGATTACAGTTATTCTTAATGAGAAACCCTAATCTAATTTTAGATAAAAAAGTTACGGATATGATTCACACTGAACTAAAGAAAAAACCTCGTAAGCGTTCAGGTTCATTTTCGTCATCCGCAGCAGGAATGTGTGAGCGTAGGCAGATTTTTAACTATATTGGAATTGATTCAGGAACAGTTAATAATCCACAGTTGCAACAAATTTTCTATGATGGAACTTGGAGGCACTTACGCTGGCAGGCAACTTTATTACAAGCAAAAATTCTTGACGATATTGAAGTACCTCTAAAGTGGGATGCAAAGCGCAGTCGTGGAACTATGGATGGTGTTGGCACAGTACCCGAAGACCATCCTCGTACAGATTGGCGTGGTCTGGAATTTGGATTTGAATTAAAGGGAACTAATTCTTTCGTCTATCGCAAAGCCATTGAAGATGGATTGAAAGAGGAACACCTTAATCAGATACACAGATATTTTCTAGTCGGTGGATTTGATTTATTCGTAGTGGTATATGAAAACAAAGACAATCAGGAGTGGACAGAATGGGTAGTGACACCAGAACCAAAAAGGTTAAAACAGCAAGAAGAGGAACTACAAAGATTAAATCAAGCGGTGGAAACAGAAACTCTTCCATCAATGTTACAAGGATGCCAAAAACGAACCAGTCAGGAGTGGAAACAATGTCCGTTCGCAGGGAATCAGGGCGTGTGCGTACAAGCCCAGTCATATCTTCAAGTGCAACAAATGATAAGCAATCCTCAACAGGATTCCTAAGAGCAGTACCTATCGGTAGAGGAGTACCGTCTATCCCAGTAATGCTTGAAGAAATTCAAGATATGACAGATGTACTTATGGGGCGTATCCAGCCTCCAATTGATGCTGGTCATCTAACTTTAATGGAAGTAGCGGATGCCTACTTTGCAAGAGCCTCAGAAATGACTATGCTATTGCAGAAGGCAGAGCGTGAAGGCACTATTACCAAAGGGTCTGCACACTATAAATTCAGAACAGGTGAACTAAGGACATTTATGGAAATGGCTCGTAGGGCATCTGAATTAGGTAGTAGGCGGTTGACAGAAGAGCAACTACAATTTGAGATGGCACTGCATGGTAGGGAATCTCGTAATAGAATCCATCACGATTAATAACTAGGGAGAGATATTAAAATGGATAAAGACGATAGGTTTGAAGAAATCGCTAAAGCATACGGTCATGTTGAAGCAACACTAGGACAAGACGGTTATCAATCTCTTGTCAATGCTAGTTTAGCCCAGTCTGATTTGTACAGAGCAAAATCAGGATTGCTTAGAATTATTGGACTTTCTATTTTCTTAACAACAATTCCTGTACTCGTTTGGTTATGGAAATGGGCGTTGTAAAAAATAATGTCACGGAGGACAAAGGCGCAACAGTCAATTCTTGATGAAAGACTTGATGAAATTGTGGCAGAAATTGTAAGTAAGAAGAGCCAGTCTTCCAATTTGACGACCAATAACATATCCAAAGCGGAAGAAGAAACCTCTTCTCGCATTAAGACTATAGAAGTAATTGATTGGACTCCGCAAAAGCCCTCCTGCCCTAAACATAAATCTGAAATGTCGTTTGATAAATCAGAGTCTAAATGGAAGTGTACAGATGAAGAATGCAAGGTAGTAGCAAGGCGCAGGGAAAATTCAAAAGAACCTAATCCAGCAAACTTACCAAGCGGAGAAGTTTTACTTTATCGGGATAAGAGCCATAACCGTTATTACATAAGACAAAGCGATAGATTGATAGCCTTGCCAGCAGGTACGGCATATCAAAATTATCTCCCATATGAAGTGCCAGTTGTACAAGATGCGATAGGATTTGTACAGATACCTATTAAATACACTCCAATACCTATAGATAGTTGACCATGACCCTTATATACGGAATAGACCCATCCTCACGAAAGTTAGCAGTGGTCTATGGCTTATTAGGTCAAGAAAATAAAACTAAGTTTATTACTAAAAACTTACCGCAAGAAAAGCCAGAGGGTTGTTCTATAGCCTATGAATGGATAAAAGGGTTGATTGAATCTACAAAAGAAGATACAGATATCAAAGACATTTTCGTATTTATTGAGTTGCCAGTATTAGGTAGGGGTGGCGCAGGTAGCACAATTCCACAGGCGCAGGTAAATGGAGCATTATTAGCAGGTGCATTCTCTACAGGGGTAAATGTTATTCCAGTAAATAATGTGAAAGTTAAAAAAGAGGTTATAGGTAAGGGTAATGCCAATAAAGATGCTATTAAAGAATGGTTAAGCGTGGCATGGGAGGGTATGTACAAGCAGGTGTGTAATGACCAAGACTTATGCGATTCAGCCATGATTTATACATATGGTAAGCAAGTAGTACAATTGAGGGAAAAGATTTTACAAAATAAAACCTTAGACGGTATGATGGTCAAAAGAAAAACAACAACAACCGAACTGGAGTAAAAATGACTAACGGTGTAATTGTTAAGTCAACGGAAGAAATTAAGATAACCTCAATCCGAACCTACGACAAAAATCCTCGTATCGGTAATGTTGATGTAATTGCGGAATCATTAGCAAAGAATGGGCAATTCAAGCCAATCGTAGTTAATAAAAGAACTATGCAAGTACTCGCAGGTAATCACACTTATCTTGCAGCGCGTTCTCTAGGTTGGGATACTATCTATGCATCATTCATAGATGTAGATGACGATACAGCAAAGAGAATAGTCCTAGCAGATAATAAGACCTCAGATATGGGAACTTATGACGATAGTATCCTTGCAGAACTCCTAGCAAGCCTACCTGAAGTCACTGGTACTGGTTATAGCGTGACTGAATTTGATGATTTGATTAAGAATATTCAGAGTGATGTAGCAGATGCAAAAAAGTCATTAGATGATTTAACAGATTTAATGCCTAGCGAATTAGATTTTGCTCCTAAGAAAGACCCACGCCAACAGATGTTAGATGAAGAAACTGATGAAGAGCGTGAAGCACAGCGTAATCGTGGTGCTACAAGAGTCAATCTAGATTCTGATAAAGAACTGGAAGACCTAGAAGATGTGCAGACTGAATTGCAAGCCTTACTAGAATTGCGCGAGGAAACAATTTATCCATTTGATAATTTTTGGGGAATACCATCTCTCAGAGAAGATATGTTGTTAGAAGAATTGCCGAAGCCACTAACTACATGGGGTGGACATGATGCAACTCCTGATGATGGTAAATCTTGGTATCTTTACAATTACGGATTAGGTGGCGTTAAAGGATTACCATTTGACCGTTCAATTCTTTCATTCTTTACTCACGATAGTAAATTTTCTAACTGGTGGGAACTACCTGCTTATTACACAGCAAAAGTAATCTCGGCTGGAACAAGATATGCAATCTGCCCTGATTTTTCTTTTTACTATACAACACCAAGAGTAATTCATTTGCAAGGTGTATATCAATCACAATGGTTAGGTAGATTCTTTCAAGAAGCAGGCATGAAAGTAATTCCAAGAATTCAATTTGATGATGAGAACTCTCTTGAATTTTGTTTATTGGGAATACCAAAGAATGCACCTATTGTTGCAATCTCAGTACAGAATTTTGGAACTGAAGATAAAAACAAAAAGGAAGATGAAAAGAATGTTGCTCGTATTATTCAAAAGGCATTAGACATAGTTGAACCTACAAAGCAAGTACTCATCTATGGTGGCAACCCTGCAAAGCGTGTAATGGAAAGTCTGGACTTACATGGCGCAGAGGGTGTTCATGTTGAGAACTATGCTGCCGTTCGTAGAGGTGCAGTGTTTGACAAGAAGGATGGTGGTGCAAAACTAACCGCACACCAAAAGAAGAAACTGAAAGAGCGAGTTCAACAGGCAGAAGCCAACCGCCTAGGCATCCCATTGGATGAGTTAAAGTCGCAGAATCAGGACACAGACGAAGAATTCTAATAATGATATGCGTTTGCATTGCCTATTAATGCAGATGTATGGCATCATTAGAGCAAGCCAGATATCTCTGGTGTTGCAACCCATGAGATGTGGGGAGAGGTTTGTTGGTAAAGTGCCAATAAATGCCCACATCCGATTCAAAAAGGAGTTGGAAGTTATGATGGCAGATACCGTAAATATCGCTCTCCCTGTGAGCGAGGTTTTCGCAAGTGGTTCAGGTCGTGGTGCAGGTGCTACACCTTCACGCCGAGGAGGAAAGAAAGCCAAGCGCGGTGCGCGTGGTCGTGCTGTTCCTGCTCGTGGTCGTGCTCGTACAGCAGCAGCCCGAGGCAAGAAGAAGAAAGTCGCAGTTCGCCGTAAGAAGCGTAGATAATCTTTAACCACAAGAAACTCCCCTGCTAACTAAAAATTGGCAGGGGATTTCTATTTTGATACTATTAATCATCATCAACAACAAGGAGATAATAAATGCGCGGTACAGCACATGATGCACCTACAGACTATTTAGAATTTCAACACGAAAATAAAAATTGGCGAGTAAATCTTTCATTTTTAATGTCTAACTGGAAATGTATTTTTGGAGATGGATGTGCAGGTCATTTCGGGATACAAGATAAAAATACTTACCCTGATGTTGGATGTTGCTCAGATGGTGCTTATATTGAACCTGAAGAATTTGAAGCATTAGATGCACGCATTAAAGAATTAACAGATGATGAATGGCAACCTGAACTTAGAGCCATTGTGGAATCTAAAGGCTGGTTTGTTAATAAAAACGAGCGTAAAACACGCGTATATGAGAAGAGTTGTGTATTCAATAATCGCGCTGGTGGAAGCAATGGAAAAGTAGGATGCGCCTTTCATATATTAGCGGAGCGCAAAGGTGTTCATTACACTGAAACAAAGCCCACTATTTGCTGGCAAGTACCTTTAAGAGTTTATGAAGACCAAGACAAAGTAAATGTGATTGATGCATGGGATGCAGATGATTGGGGTGGCATGAATGAAGATGGAACTCACAATTCATGGATGTGTTGGTGGTGCGTAGATACTCCTGATGCTTATGTCGGTCATAACATGGTTTATCAAGAGATGAAGATGGAATTAATTAAATTAATGGGTGAAGGTGCATATTTAGAACTATGCCGATTAATCGTTGAAAGAATGACTAATAAAGTTGCTCCTATGCTTGGAACTTTACAAAATCATGGAAAACCTATGTTGCCTATCCTAACTATTAATAAAAAGCCAGTAAGGAATTTTGGTGGATACTCTGCGTAAGTACCCTCTTCCCGATTTATCTATCTTTGATGATGGATTAAATACCGAAGAGCGTTGTGGTGTCATAGTGAAATCTTCAGATGGCTATTCTGTTATTGAAGTGCCGAATCGTCATGCAGAGCCTGATAAGCATTTTGTAATTCAGACAGGTGATGTAAAAGAAGCCACTAGTAATGTAGATGGTGAGGTTATAGGCATTGTTCACACCCATCCTAAAAAACAACATAAAAACCCCTCATACTCAGATGTAACTTCAATTCCTGATGATTTAATAGGAATCGTTTATCATCCGAGTAGTAAAACTATTCATTGGTACAATAAAACAGGTGTATTAGAAAGTGAGATAAGGAAATAAACATGGAAAAGAATGAACTAGGTGCATTGGGAACTGTAAAAGGTTTATCACTTGCGCTCGCAGTTATTCATCATGGCTTATCGTGTTTTGCAGAGGGTTCAATCCCTGCTAGAACTAATACGGTACTTGATACCGCTACTAAGTTTGAAGAGCACATAAAGTCAAATGGCTAACATGGATAAGCAACAGCGCGACCCTAAACTTAATAAAGCGCAAGAGATTGTGGATAAGTTATCTCTCTATGTGGATACGCAAGATGGTGTGCCAGTACAGGCTATGCTAATCGTGCGTACTCTTCACCCTGATGGTGAAATAGGTCTTCATCTCGGAACTAGTGATACCGCCACTTGGTTTGATAACTTAGCAATAATTACAGCAGCAGACACAATAATTAAAACTAATGTGGAGATGTTTGTAGGTATGAATCAATTTAGTGATTACCTAGATGAAGAAGACACCAGCGAAGAGTAGAAAGCATTTTTTCATAAACAATAATGGCGGTTGATAAAATACACTTATCTTCCATTTTGAGGATAGGTAAAATAATGAATACAAGAATTAATGACAGTCAAAGAAATATAAAACTTATCCGTTGCGATTGCAATGCATGGAAATATGAAACTCAAACTTATTGCAGATGGTGTCAAAGAAAAGAGTTTGACCAGCACCGAATTTTGAATAAAAGTACCTAAGCCTTATACTTTAAGAATGATTAAATTCTCTCCACCTGCATGGCAGCGTGATGCGTTATGCCAAGAAATCGGGGTGGAGGTTTTCTTCCCACCTGACGATAAGCCAGTATCTAGGGATTTCTACCGACAAGCCAAGAGGATATGTAATAACTGTCCAGTCATTGCAGAATGCCTTGAATTTGGCATTTCTGAGCAATATGGCGTATGGGGAGGCACTACCCCACAGGAGAGGGTAAAGATTAGAGAACAGAGAAGAAAAAGCAAGAAGTTGGGCAAGTAGTATGGTAGGCTGAGGGAGTACCTACTAGATGAAAGGGATATAAGTCCTTGGGTCTAAACATAAATATAGATGAACTTAAAGATGAGTCTGGTCGCTACAAAGTGCAAGGTCCGCGTTGCATTATTGAAAGAGTATTGACAAAAGTTGAATCTGCTCATGGCAAAAAAGAAGCGGATAAGTTGAATGAACTAATTGATAATCCAGATATCCAAACAGCAATATTGAGTCAATTCTTATTTAAGAATGGATATACCGTTAGCGTTTCACAAATTCGTTATCACCGTAAACGCGCAAGAGGAACAGGGTGTAGGTGTCCGTATGTCGTTCAATGACGATTTAGAAAATCTTTCAAAGTCTGGTGAGTATTCTCCAGAAACAAAAAGGGAGCAAGCAAGACCACCAAAGGGTTGGGAAGCAACAGTTGATTATGATGAGCGTACAGGTGGATTCCTAACATCCGTACCGCGTAAAGCAACAGATACAGACCCAAGTGAAGAAGAGTTATTCTCGGAATTTAATCTAGATTCTTCTAGATGGACAATAACGAGTTTACGCCGTTCTAAGTGGCAAGCATTTAATGGTGAATGGTTAGAAGCATTTCGTGCAACATTTGCTCCTAAAGGTATTGTTAAAGATGACAAAGATATTGATGAAATGCTAAAGCGTATAAGTAAAATAAAACCGCCGAAGAAAGAGCGTTCATCTGGTACTGATGTGTTCGTAGTTGCAATTGGTGATACTCAAATAGGAAAACCTGATGGATATGGTACAGAAGGTACAGTTGAGGCAATTCGCACTAAAACATTAAAAGCCGTAGAACTATTTAAGAAATATGAAAAAGAAGGAATGAGTTTTGGAGAAGTTTATCTTCCTTGGCTTGGTGATTGCATTGAAGGATTTAACTCACAAGGTTCAAGATTGGTATGGCGTAATGAATTAACTCTTACGCAGATGGTTCGTGTATATCGCAGACTAGTTGAATGGCAGATTATGCAATTCGCGCCACTAGCGCAGAAAATAGTTGTACCTGTAGTTCCAGGTAATCATGATGAGGCTGTACGCACTGGCGATATTATGTCAACAACATATGATGACTCATGGGCTATTGAAGGTGCTAGTGCGGTTCAAGATGGACTAAAGCATAACCCAACAGCATTTGGTCATGTACAGTTTATCTTTCCTCGCCCTGATGAACTAACGATTACTTGTGATATGGGTGGAGTCATAACAACATTTGCACATGGTCATCAATTTGGAAGAGATATCCGTAAGTGGTGGGCAGAACAAGCACATGGAATGCTCCCAAGTGGTCAATCAACATTATTGCTATCAGCACATAGGCATCACTTTGAAATTCAACATACTGGCGGAGGAAAGACCTTTATGGTTGTACCTGCAATGGATGGTGGTTCAAACTGGTTTCGTAATAAGCATGGTGATGATTCTCCTTCTGGAATGCTTAACTTTACTGTTTTAGATGGTGCATGGCATAACTTAAATATCTTGTAAGGAGATAAACATGGATAACATTATCAAGCCGTATTCAGCAGAACTTATTGGAGCAAAACTATATCTATCAGGGCAGATGACTGGCGTTCCAGAATACAACTACCCTAAATTCAATGAGGTATCAAAACTGATTCGTGAAAAATATGGGGCAATCGTATTCAATCCTGCGGAGAACTTTGAAGGCAGAATAGACCTACCTAGAAGCGTTTATATGCGTGAAGATATAAAACAACTCCTATTCGCCGAAGCCGTAGTAATGATAGATGGATGGGAGAAATCTAAAGGAGCGTGCCTAGAACATACAATCGCCCAAGAACTAGAAATTCCTATCTTCAACTGGGATGAGGGTGTCAAGTTATTGAAGACCGCGCACGCCCCACGCGAGAACAAAATCGGCGAAGCCGCGCCAGCCACAGCACCTCAATACGACCCTGTTATCAATATTCAACATGAATGGGAAGAGTTCTGGTTAAATTCTGAAGACTTCAACGGCGGGGAAGAAGATACAGAACTTCCCCATAGGGAAGCAGAAAGACTTGTACTCGGTGATAGGCAACAATCTTATGGACACCCTATAGATAACTTCACCGCTAATGCCCATATGTGGTCAGGAACTCTCTATTACAAACTAAAGCCTAATCAGGTAATAACCCCCGAAGATGTAGCCCTCATGATGCTACAGGTAAAGGTGGCTAGGGAAATCAACCGCAAGAAGAGAGATAACATTACAGACTCACATGGATACCTAATGACCTATCAGATGGTATTAGATGAGAAGCGTAGGAGAGGCATTCAATGACCGTACACTATAGGTGTAAAATCATACATAAATGCCCTACTGTACACACTTCAATGAAAGATTAAAGAATAGGTAAAATGAGCACAGATACAGAGATTATTGATACTGACACTGGTGCTATTACTAAGCGCAAAAAGCACACAAAAGTACGAAAGGCTACGCGAGGATACAAGTACGATTGGGATGCGCTACGAGTACAGTTCATTGAAGGAATAATCAAAGACAATGATGATAGAGAGTTCGTAAACTTAAAAGAACTAGCAGTACGCTCCAATGTTCCCTATGAAAGAGTTAGGGAGAGAGCAGCAATTGAATCGTGGTATCAGAATAGACAGGCGTATCAATTACAACTAGCAAAGCAGAGGCAAGCCAAGCGAATAACAGAACTCTCCAAGGAATCATTAGATTTTGACTCATCCAATATCAAGTTAGCCAAAATGGGTGTAGGTATTATTACTGCCCGAATGGGAGAGATTGCTAGGGATATTCAAGAACAGAATAGACGGAGAGATGAAGCAATCAAACTACAAGCAGCAGGGTTTCAAATTGACCCCCAAGATTTACTCTCGGCTATAGATTCTAAGGAACTAGATATGCTTGCTAGAGCAGCACAGGCATGGCAACAAGTAGGACAAAAGGCTCTAGGTACTGATGTAATCAAACATGAAATATCAGGACAAGTTGAGAATATAGACATAGATGTACAAGTAACCTCCATCACTGCTGAACTGGGTAGAGATGACCCAGAAAGACTCGCTGCATTTCTACACGCAGCCCAGAGAGCAGGGTTGCTGGATACTGAGTACATCCAGATATCTAACCAGACCCCAGAGATTGTGGAAGCGGAAATACTGGATACAACTAAGGAGGATGAGTCAAATGAGTGATGACTGGGATGACGAAGACTATGATGATGAGGATGAGTTAGACACTGATAATCCAGATGGCATCTTGGTAGATGAAGACATTGTTGAAGACTTAGAGCCAGGTTCATCCCCATTCAATCAGGCTTACTACATGGTGAATATGACTCAACAAATGATGAAAGCCATGATGCAACATATGCAATATCTAAAACATGATTTAGTTGATTCTCATAACTGGCACATATCCCAAGAAAAGTTTATTGGCAGCGTGGAGGCAGGGTTAGAATCATTGAACATACGAGATAATAAGTTGCCGAAGTTAGATAAAACTAACGAGGTTACTAGTAAACCGAACAAATCCTCAGAGGAGAAAAAGAATGGCAGTTAAAGTAAAGAAGACAACAGTATCCACAACTGCGGTAGCAATTACCTCAGCAGATACAGATATCACCAGCAAGGGTTTTGTGACCTTGAAGAACAACGGAGCAAATGCTTGCTACATTGGTGCATCAGATGTTACAGCGACAACAGGTTTCGCTCTAGCATCAGGCGCACAACTAGAGAACATTGAACTAAAGAACAATGAGGTTCTCTATGGTATTTGTGGCGCAGGAGAATCAGCAGCGATTGCTGCACTTCAAGTACAGTACTAAGCCTCACTAGCACTACAACGAGTGCCAGTAGTTGCGGAAGAAATTCCCTCTACTGGCACTTCTAGTTTTATCTCTGTACAGTAGTAGTACCAGACTCGTTAGGACACACCAGACCATGCTAGACCTCCCAGACCCAGACACACTTGCCTCCTTGCACGCTAAACTGAGTGCCAAGACCCCCCTAGGGGGAGGCAAAACGCTTGACAGATGGAGTCAGGGTGGTGTCCGTAGCCTGTTACAAAATTTATACACCCTCGCGGAACTTCATCCATCACACTCGCTATATAAGAATGGGGATAAGCAATGACGGATACGGCGGAAGATACTCAGACCTATGTTCGGGAATTACTCCCAGTGGATAGGTGCGATAGATGTGGGGCAGGGGCAATGGTTGCGGTATCCCTAGTTAGTGGGGAATTACTGTTTTGCGGTCATCATGCTAAGGCGTATAGGACTACCATTAAAGATACCTCGGTCAATATCTATGACCCTATGGGGGTGCTATAAGTCATGTGCCTAAACTGCGGTAGTTGCACTAAAGAACACTCATACAGTGTTGATGATGCAGTTGACATGGCTTTAGAAATGAACAGTTTGCGGAAGGATACAAAATGGCTATAGGATTCACCTCGGACATACTACCTAACCCTAATTGGGGCCCTGTGCATAGCGATAATCCTAACTTCACACCTTTTGAGGATGATGAAGACGAAATGGAGGAATGGGAATGAAAATTAAAGATAAACTAATGATGGTTATTACACTGGGAATTTTGGGATTTATCGGTTTAGTCGTTATCGGTGAATATGTGGCAATGCTCAATGCACAAAACATAACAGGTGATGCGGTGGGAACAAATCCTGATGCTATCGCCTTGGTACAGAACGCACTCGTGGGGTTAATCGGTATTATCGGTGGCTACTTCGCTGGTAAGAAGGAAGATAAGTCAGAGTAATGACATTTGAAATCAAGACCAGCGCAGGACTAGTGCCTGAAGGTGAATTCCGCATCCATATCTTCAAGGAGTTATCAGAATTTGCTAGGCGATACAACGGTACGCATCAACTAGTCATCTATGAAGCAGCCAACCAAGTACTAAAGGGCGAATATCAGCCAGAGATGCCCGATACAGACCCTAATGGGGCTTGTTGTACAGAATGTGCCTGCCAATAGGTGCTAGGGGCTGTGTGACCGCCTGACGGCGTTTTTGACCGCGAGCGCGTGGGGGCGCGTGGGGCGTTCGTGGGCGCGTGGCTCTATAGTAAATTCACTATGAACAAGTGCGAGCATATCTATAAAAACATGGGTGCTGAAATATGCCCTAACTGTAATAGACCAACCCATGAGATAGATTGGGTAAAGGAAAACGCTATGCATAAAAAGTGGTTAAAAGATAATCCCCTTGCATGGAAAGAAGTTGGATGGTGGAGTATCTAATGCCTACATATGAGTTTAGATGCGATAAGTGCAGTACCCAGTTTGAAGCGGAGTATTCAATTCACTCTGAAGTTAGTGCGCCCCCTTGCTTGCCTTGCGGAACAATTATGACTAGATTGTGGTCTAGCCCTGCTGTAACTTTTAACGCATCAGGGTTCTATGTGACAGATAGTAAACCTAGACCAAAGGAGTAATAGTGGGCGAAGAAAAGGAAATTCCTAAAACGCTTGAAGTTAGACTGATGGAAGAACGCGATTTAGTTATCCGCGAAATCAAAGCATTTGCTGGAGATTATTCACATAACATTGATGGACATAATGTTGTACGCGTTGACCAACTAATAGAATTTTTAGCATCATGACAAAGTGCTATACATATGAAGTTAAGATGGTTATTCAAATCCTTGCAGAAGATGAGGATGCTGCAAAAACAACCCTAGACGATAAGGGTGGTTATGTAACAAAGCGTGATGTAAAACTACTCGCATCTACAGAACTAAAAACAACTGATGATGAATTTATTGAAATTATTCATAGTATGGATACTGATAAATGAGTTACGAACATAAACTTGGCAAATGGTGGTTTGTGTGTGGTATTAACTGGAAAAGATTCGCTATTGGATTCAGTATAAGTAAATATTCTCTAGATATTGACTTGATATTTGTTTGGGTCGGCATTGAATTCTAACGCTATCATTTCTACTATGAAAGAGAATAACGCATTGACTATGCGCGAACGCTTGCGTACTACTATTGGCGAGCAGTTGTACATTGAGATGCACGAAAACAATGGATTATCACCACTGGAATGTGCTGATATTGCGTTGGCTGTTGTAGCGGAAGAACTTCTAGAAATATCTCTCCGCTTAGGTGCTGAAGCAAATAAAAACTTATGGCACTTATTAGGTAGCAATATTGCGGATATCATTAATCCCAACGATATGGAAAAGGTCAAGGAAAGCCAAGACTTATTGACCAGAGCCTATGTAATAGACGACTTGGCAGATTTACTAATGGAAGGTGTTCGTTGACCGAACGGATAGAAAACCTTGAAGAAGTCGTAAAGAAACTTCAAGAGGCGATACAAAAGAATCAGGGTAGTCAAAAACCAACTGTAAAACAGAATACCGCTTGGTCTTCAGATGAAATATCTGAAGATAAGCCAGTCACCAAACCATAAGTTATACTCTTAATCGTAAAATGGGTTAGCGTGGGTTCTGTTATTGGTATTTCTAGGTTCAAGGAGCAATTATGAGTGGTAAATACTCTATGGAAGTAGATAAGGGTTCTGTCTTCCGTCTTATTTTTACTATTAAGACAAATGAAAATCCTTGGAACTTAACTGGATACACCGCAGAAATGAAAATCCGTAAGAACTCATCTACAGGTGCTGTTCTAAAAACCTTGACTACAAGTAATGGAAAAATTGCTTTAGGTGGAACTGCTGGAACTGTAACAATCACAATGTCATCTTCTGAAACAGATGTTCTCCCAGTTGGTCGCCATGTTTATGACCTTGAACTTATATCAGGTGGTGGCGAAGTAAATCGTGTACTAGAAGGAAGACTGCTTGTGAATAGAGGAGTCACTTACTAATGACAACGCGTAACCAAACCTATATTGTGATTCAAGAACTTACGAATGCAGTTAATGTAATCGTAAATGAAGAACCACGAACTAATATTGTTATCTCTAACTTGCAAGGTCCGCAAGGAGCAACTGGTCCGCAAGGTATTCAAGGAGTACAAGGACCAGTTGGACCGCAAGGACCAAAAGGAGATGCTGGAGAAGACTCATTTTTTACTTTTACACAGTCAGTTCCTTCTGCAACTTGGACAATTACTCATAATCTTGGTAAGAAGCCAGCAGTGTCAGTGGTTGACAGTGCAGACACGAAGGTTTATGGGAGCGTTACATACACAAGTACCGATACACTAGTTGTGACTTTCAGTGCGCCTTTTTCGGGCAAGGCGTATCTCAACTAAGAGGAGTTCTACATGAGTAAGTTTTTAGTAAATCTAGACCTCGTTAAGAACGAGTTACAGAACGCTCGTATCCAAAACCTTGCTTCTGACCCTGCAAGCCCAGTATCGGGTCAAATTTATTACAACACCGTATCTAATGAAATCCGTGTCTATAACGGAACAGTATGGGAAGCAGTAGGTCTTAACGGAGTAACTGCTGATGCTGCTGAAATCAATATACTTGATGGCGCAACCCTTAGCACTGTTAGTAGTTGGTTCAATAGCAGGAACGATTGTAAATAGCAAAGCGGTAGTTTATGGTGCAGCAGGAGAAGTAAATGCTACAACTTTACAGATTTCTGGCACTGCTATTACTTCCACAGCAGCAGAACTCAATATCCTTGATGGTGTTACTGCCGATTATTTAGAAATCAATGTACTTGATGGTATTACAGCCTCTACTGCGGAACTAAATATTCTTGATGGTGCGACAGTAAGTGCATCCGAATTAAATATTTTAGACGGAGCAACACTTTCTACTACTGAACTTAACTATGTAGATGGTGTTACTTCTGCTATCCAAACACAATTGGATAACAAAGCCCCAATTAATAATCCTTCATTTACTGGAACAGTAAGTGTTCCAACTTCAATCGTATTTGAGGGTGCAACAGCAGATGATTATGAAACAACACTTGATGTAACTGACCCAACTGCTGACCGTACAATTACTCTTCCAAACGCAAGCGGTACAGTTGCGCTAACAAATAACAAACTAACAGATTTTGCTGCACCAACTTCTTCACTATCACTTAACAGCCAAAAGATTACAAGTCTTGCTGACCCAGTAGATGCACAAGATGCTGCAACAAAGGCTTATGTAGATGCAGCACGACTCGGACTTGATGTTAAGGCTTCAGTACGCGTTGCAACTACTACAAACGGAACATTCAATACTTCATTCGCTAACGGAAGCACAATTGATGGTGTAACTCTTGTTACTGGCGATAGAATCCTTATTAAGAACCAAAGTACTGGTACTGAAAACGGTATTTACACAGTTAATGAGTCTGGAGCACCTACTCGTGCAACTGATGCTGATGGAAATGCTGAAGTAACAGCAGGTTTATTCACATTTGTTGAAGAAGGTACTACAAACCAAAACTCAGGTTGGATTCTTACAACAGATAATCCAATCACAATTGGTAGCACAGCACTTACATTCCAACAGTTCACTGGCGCAGGACAAATTACTGCTGGTAATGGTCTTACAAAGTCTGGCAATACAATCTCTGCTCAGGCTGATGGTGGAACAATATCAATCAGTGCAAGCGGAATTAAGGTTGCTGATAGTGGAATTACTGATACACAACTAGCAACAGATTCAGTTACCTCATCCAAGATGGCTGATGCTTCTGTTGACCTTGGTTCTTCAACTGTAACTGGAACACTTGCAGTAGCAAATGGTGGTACTGGAGCAACAACTACTTCTGGTGCTAAGAGCAGCCTTGGATTTACAACTAAGTTTTCAGAAGCAATTGGTGATGGTAGTACTCTTAGTTATACAGTTACACACAATCTTGGTACTCGTGATGTAATTGTTACTGTTTACAAGAATTCAAGCGATTATGAAGTAGTATTCGCTGATGTTAAGCACGCAACTGATAATACAGTAACTGTTGCATTCGCTTCTGCTCCATCATCTAACGCATATAAGGTAGTAGTCGTAGGCTAATAACAACTAAAGAGGAAAACCTATGGCGAAGTTTGTATCGGTAGTAGCCTTAACACAACGCACCACTAATCCTTCTGGTGTCGGTGCTGGTGAGATGTATTACAACACTGATGCTAATGAAGTTCGTGTATTTACTGGTTCTGCATGGGTAGCACTCGGCAGTGGTGCTGCTGTTCTACCTTCTGGTGGACTTGAAGGACAAATCCTTGCTAAGACAACTGACTCAGATTATGCAACTGGCTGGATTGATAACTACGCCAAAGAAGTTAGATTTATTTGCAAAAATGATAGCGGTAGCACAATTGCAAAAGGTGTTCCTGTTTATGCAGTAGGTGCTGTAGGAGATACAATTCAAATTGCCCCTGCTATTGCAAATGGTTCTATTGACCCACATAGATTTCTTGGTGTAACTGCTCAAAGTATTGCTAATTCCTCAACTGGTTATGTAAATATTCTTGGTGAAATTAAAGGCGTAGATACAACCAGTTTTTCTTTAGGTGATTTACTTTATATCAGCCCTACTACTGCTGGTACTTTTACCACAACTCATCCGACAGCCCCTAATCCCAGTGATGCTATTGCTATCGTTACTAAGATAGGTAATTCAACTGCTGGTCGGATTGTTGTCCGTATGTGGAGGCAAAGCAATAAAATATCAGATATCTTTGATGTTAACTTATCAGGTTTAGCAGATGGTGATACCCTTGTTTACGACACAACTACGAGTACTTGGCTTCCTGGAGCAAGCACTGGTGGAGTCTATAATTGGTCAACTACACTTGACGGTGGTAGTGAGCCTAGTAGAATCCAATACGCAGAAATAACTGGCGGTAGGATTACAGAACTAGTAGATGGCGGAGGAGTTTCATAATGTCAGCAACAATTCAAGTCAGACGAGGTACTGCCTCACAATGGACTTCAGCCAACCCAACACTTGCTGCTGGTGAAATTGGATTTGAAAGTGATACATTCAAAATCAAAATTGGTAATGGTTCAACTGCTTGGAACTCATTGCAATATGCAGCAGGTGGAAACCAATTTGATACCAATATCATATTTGAAGGTGCTACTGCTGATTCATACGAAACTACACTTCAAGTAACTGACCCAACCGCAGATAGGACTATTACTCTTCCTGATGCAACTGGAACTGTTGCATTAACTTCAGATTTATCTTCATACGCACCATTATCAGGAGCAACTTTTACTGGAGCGATATCTGGTACAAGTCTTACTTTGTCAGGCGACTTAACTGTAAATGGAACAACTACAACAATTAATAGCACAGCAGTTAATGTAAACAATCAAGTTGTTTTTGAAGGTACTACTGCTGATGCGTTTGAAACAACTCTTACTGTAGTTGACCCTACTGCCGATAGAACAATAACATTCAAGGATGCAAGCGGAACTGTTGCTTTTACTAGCGATATACCTTCGCTAACTGGATATGTAACTGAAACTGGCTCACAAACTTTAACTAATAAGACAATCAGTACTGACGACAATACGATTTCTGGAGTTGCAGCATCTAGTTTTGTTCTCTCAAATGCTTCTGGAAATATTGATGGTTCTGCTGCACAAAAAGCAGTACCTACTGGAACTGTTGTAGGTACAAGTGATTCACAAACACTTACAAATAAAACTCTTTCTTCTGCTGTATTGACTGGAACTTTAACTGCTGGTGGTGGTACTGGAACTAGCGGTCAGGTATTAAAATCAACTGGAACTGGAGTTGAATGGGGTACTGCTGCTTCAGCAGGTGCAGGATTACAAGATATCTTTATGATGATGGGAGCGTAGTCCAGTAACTTTTATCATCAACGAAATGGGTATCAATGAAAACACTGGATGAACTAAAGAAAAACGCGACAAACTTAGACGAAGACCAACGCTCTAAGTTAATTCGTATGGCTATGCCACGCGTTGTTGAACAATATATCAAGCACATTCCACACCCTACGCAACAATTCTTCTTAACACTTAATGAAGAAGAGGCACTTTATGGTGGTGCAGCAGGTGGTGGTAAATCTGATGCACTTTTAATGGCTGCACTACAATATGTTGATGTTCCTGGATACTCCGCATTGCTATTACGCCGTACATGGCCCGACCTCATGTTACCTGGTGCAATTATGGATAGAACTCGCCAGTGGTTAGATGAAACTGATGCACAGCCTAAAGATGGTGGGCGTATCTGGGTATTCCCTTCTGGAGCAAAACTTACTTTCGGATACTTGCAATATGACAAAGACAAATATCGCTATCAATCTGCTGAATTTCAATTCATTGGTTTTGATGAGTTAACCCAATTTCAACAAGAAACTTATGAATATATGTTCTCTCGTATTCGCCGACCATCCGTATCTTGTTTAACTTGCAAAACTTCTGTTAAGAAAGTCGGTAATCAATATAAGCATTCAAAATCAGAAGTTAAATGTGACCGAATGTATCCAGACCCAAAAGTTTTGGCTCAATATAGTGCTGCTAAAGACGGAATGACTCTATTTGATGTTCCCCTAAGAATGCGTGCTGCAACAAATCCAGGTGGCATTGGACATACTTGGGTTAGAGAACACTTCATTGACCCTAAGACTCGGCGTAAAGGGTCTATTTTCGTGCCTGCAAGCCTTACAGACAACCCATCTCTAGACCAAGACTCATATGTTAAGAATCTTTCCCACCTAGGCGTATTAGACCGTGAAAGGCTCTTACACGGCGACTGGGATGTAACTGCTGAAGGCACTATGTTCCAACGCCATTGGTTTAATGTACTTCCTGAAGCCCCTGTAGAAGCCAAATACCTCAGATACTGGGATATGGCAGCGACTGTTGATGGTGACTGGACAGTTGGCGCAAAAGTTGGATTAACACCAGATGGAAAATGGGTTATAGCAGACATAAAGCGTGTTAGGCTCACACCACAAAATGTTGAAAGGTTAGTTCGCCAAACTGCTATGGAAGATGGTATTGAAACTAAGATTATGATTGAGCAAGAAGGTGGTTCGTCTGGATTAGCAACTATTGACCACTATCGTAGAAATATCTTATTGGGATTTGATTTCTCAGGAGATAGACCTACAGGTTCAAAAGTTACTAGGGCAATGCCAGTATCTTCTGCTGCCGAAGCAGGTAATGTCTATGTTGTGAGCGCACCTTGGAATAAAGATTTCTTAGATGAAATATCTTTATTTCCAAATGGCGCACATGATGACCAAGTAGATGCAGTGAGTGGGGCATTCCATAACATTGCGTTCGGAAAACGCGCTAGAATTATCGTGTGATTGAAAAGAGGATTAATGGCTACGGATAGTAAAAATAAAAATTCGGCTTTGTTCGCAATTTCTAGTACACCTGCGCTTGTCGCCGTGCTTTTATTGATGATAGGCGCGATACTTGTCACTGTAGGAGTAAGTTTGCTCTGGTCAGTACCAGCAGGATTAATCGTCTTTGGATTAATATTGTTAGTACTAGGTGTTTTATTGGGTCTAACTACATGAGGAGCGTGCTGTGCCTAAATTCTTAGAAGGTTTGTTTACTAAAGGGCTATCCTCAGTTAACGCAACTCCTCGTGCTGTTGCAAATCGTATTAATGGCGGTGGATATAACCTAGTACATAATGGTTATGGTGCTTGGGATATTGAACAAGCAATTAGCCAAGGATATGAAAGAGTAATCTGGGTATATCGTTGCATTGATGCTATTGCATCTAACGCATCTTCAGTACCAATGGTAGTTCGTGAGTTTGATGATGTGGATGGAAGTATTATTCCAGACCCTGCAATACATAAACTACTTAATCGCAGACCAAATAAATATGAAACATCTCAGCAATTCCGTTATCGCCTTGCAACACAATTATTAATGTCGCGTGTAGGTGCATTTATTGAAATTGTATCTAGTCGTGATGGTCGCCCTGCTGAATTGCATTTATTGCCTCCAACAGCAGTTAAGCCAATTGCTGATGCTGAAAAATATGTTTCAGGATATTCAGTTAAAAGTGCAACACAAGGCGAAGTTATTCTTCCACCAGAAAAAGTTATTTGGATTCGCGTTAAGCCACATCCAACAGACCCATATGCACAAACAACTCCATTAGTTGCTGCTGGTCTTGCTGCTGATACAGATTTCTTAGCGCGTTTATTTAATCGTAACTTCCTCAGTAATGATGGAAGACCAGGAATGCTTGTTGGTGTTCGTGGGCAATTAAGTCGTGAAGATGCAGAAGAGATTCGCCGTAGATTTTCTGGCGGACCACTTTCTGCTGGTTCTACTACAGTAATTGAATCTGACGGTATTGATGTACAAGATATGAGCACAAGCCCAAGAGATGCTATGTATCTTGAAGCAATTGCAGGTTCTAAGGCAGATATCCTTCTTGCTTTCGGTGTACCTGAGTCTGTTCTAGGTAACGCAGCAGGTCGTACATTTGACAACGCTGATGCTGAATTTGAAATTTTCTGGACTACTACAATGCTTCCATTTATGGATGCTCTTGCAGCAGGATTTGATAATTTAACTGTTGGTGGTCTTAATGATAACTATTTTGTAGCGCATGATTACAGCAAGATTGATGTTTTACAACGCCGTTCACGCGAAAGACATGACAAAGCACTCTCTGAATATAACGCAGGTTTGCTAACTATTGACCAATATCTAAAAATGGTTGGTCGTGAAGAATTTAATGTTGCAGGTACAAAAGTACTCTGGCTACCTACTGGAAAAATTCCTGTTGGTCTTGACCCAAATACTACTAACGAAGCACAAGCATTGCAGCAAGTTGGAATGGGAGCACCAATTCCAGGTAATGCAGAATCTGCACGCGCTGGTGCAATACAAGGAATTTCAGAAGCACAAAGAGAAATCGCTAATATTCAGGCTGCAAGAGCGTTGGCAATTGCAGGAAAGTCGGTGATGCCTGAAGACCCTTTAGTACAAGCGACTCTGACAGAAACCAAGTCGGAGTCGCCAATGGAAGTGAAGGCAAAGTCACACCCATACGAAGGCGACAGAACTAGCACTGAAGCCGAGATAGCAGCAATTATTTCTGCTTGGTCACGCCGTCAAGAACGCGCAGTGCTTGAAAGAATTGGTAGTGCAAAGACAAGACAAGGAACTCGTCACTGGGAAGGTGAAGGTTCTGGAACTAAAGCATTACGCGGTTCATACATAGTTGATATCAATAAATGGGCAGATGAATTACTCAATGACCTTGATGATGTTCTAAAACCAATTGCTAAACGCCATGCACAACGCGTAGCACGCGAATTACAAAAGTCTGGTGTTGTTGATGCAATGCTATCTGCTGGCGAAGGTAATGCTTCTGGTCGCTCTGCATTAGATAGAATTACTGGTGGTGGGGAACTTGCTGAAGAATCAGTTATCGGATATCCAATATCAGTTGCTAAAGATATGATTCGTGAGTCTGCTGTACGCCAATCAGAAAAAGTTATTGAAATTATTACAGCACTTGATGCTGATGGTGCATCACTTGAAGAAATTAAGCGTGAGGTTCGTAAGCGTATTGGTAGCCGTTCATCTTGGAAGCGTGGTCTATCTACAGCAGTAACTACTGCGGTAGTTGAAGGTGCGCGTAACTCAGTTCTAAACCAATGTGGTCGGTTCGTAAAGCGTAAGTGGATAACTATTAAGGATGAGCGTACTCGCCCATCACACTGGAAGGCATCTGGACAGGTGCGAGAAGGTGGCAAAAAGTTCCGTCTTGGCAACTCATATTTGATGTATCCAGGTGACCCAACAGCACCTATTGAGGAAACTGCAAACTGCCGTTGCTGGATTGAATGGGATATTGTTAAGCGACCAAAAGCCTCAACTCGCAAAAAGGAATTAGTCCATGACTGACCGCATTACTGAAGTCCTTGGCGCACTTATTGCTTCCTTAGAAGGTAAGGCTAAAAACTCATGCCCAATTGCTACTAGGGATATTTCTGTTAATTTGAAGAATCGTCAAAAGGCTATTGATGTTGCTGAATATGGTCCTCTAAATCCAGAAGAGCCAAACGAAAAGTATTGGAAGAAACTTGCTGATATTTGGGATGTATCTACTAGTGATGCTAAGAAACAGCGTTGTGGTAATTGTGCTGCATTTATCCAAACAAGCAAAATGAAAAAATGCATTGAGGATGGATTAGCAGAAGGTGATACAAAAGAAAACGCTTGGGATACTATCAAAGCAGGCGATTTAGGATATTGCGAAGCATTTGATTTTAAGTGTGCATCTGCTCGTACTTGTAGTGCGTGGATTTCTGGCGGACCAATTACAGATAAAAATAAACCAGAAGAAAAAGTACGGAGAGTTCGTACACCTGAAGGTGTAGATAAATATGACCAACCTATTGGTTCGGTAATTCGCCCTGATTATGTACCTGATGTTCGTGAGATGGCTGCTATTCCTACTGCAAAGAAGCCTACTGGAAAGCCAAAGACCAATACGCGTAAAAGTAAAAAGATTGCACCACCTGAATTTGATATTCCATTCTTTAAGATTAAACATTCACGCGATAAGAGTTCTGGAAGTGTAGTTCATACATACACTGCAAAAGACCCTAAAAACAAGCGCACCATTATTGTCACTGGCGGTGGTGATAGATGGAAGATGAGCGAAATCAATAAAGACAATAAGACTGAAGTAATTAAAGACATATTCGCACGCAATAAAGAAACAATTTATCTTGAAATGGAACGCGAACTAAAGCGACCATATATTGAAAAAGCATATGCAGAATATGCAGGTGCTAAACCTTCACACGAAAACTTCTTTGATGTATTCCAAGGAGTTTATGGTATTGAATGGGTTAATGAAGACGAAGACCAGATTGATGAAACTGACATTGAACAACGCTGGATGGCTATTGAAAAAGAAAAAATGGACTTGGGAATTGATATTAAAAAATCTTCTCCTACTTCTAGATTTGAAGTTCATTACGAAGCACAAGAAAGTATCAATGTAGTTGCCAGAGCAATGGAAGATTTATTTCCTGGATTTAGTGCCTATCAGCCAATTTACGCATTAGATTCAGTTCCAAAAGGTAATGCACTTGCCTACAATGTTCACGCTGGAGAACCATTCTTTAAGTTAGGGGCGCAATATCAAAAGCGTTATCTACCTTATGTTGATGACAATATTGAATGGGATTATGCTGGCGTTGGATTAGACAAGGCTGTATTTGGAGATGACTTTGAACCTTGGAAACTAGAACGCTTGTATATTCAAGACCCAAAATGGTGGTCTGTAAATAACACACAGGTAGCAATTGATAAGAACCTAGAAAAATGGGAAAGCCTCTTCTTCGGCATCTTGTTACACGAAACTGGTCACACTGTAGCGCGTATTGCTATGGGTGATTTGAATGGAAGAAAGAGCAATAAGGAAGACCGTAAAAAGGCTTTCGTAGAAAATATGCTGACGATATTTAGAAAGTACGGAATCCTAGTTGAGAATAAGGACTCTGATATCCCAGATAACCCAAGATATGTAACACTTGATAAATCTTATGTATCTAAGTTGCTATCCACCTATGGAACAGATAGCCTTCATGAGTTCCTAGCAGAATCATGGGCTGAATATATGTACAGTCCTTCCCCTAGACCATTAGCCACAGAAGTGGGTAATATGCTCGCAGATGCCCTAGATGATTTCCTAGAAAAAGAATATGAGGAAGAGTAAATGACTAGTCCAAGTAAGAAATTTGATATCCCTGAACAAATCATTGTTGACTTAACACATGGCTATGCAATTAACATTCCTTTGGAAAATCAAGGATTTAAGAGTATGTTAGATGTTCCTGGTGATGTTTTAGAAAGCATTAAAGAAGCACGAAAAGAATTTAATATAATCATTGATGACTTCCCAAGCCCGATAGAGTTTCCTTTGGTGGACTAATGAAGCCAGTACAAGTTGATTCCCAGTATCTACACACGCTACTTAAAACGCTCGTTATGTTGGAGCGTAAACAAGCGCGTGGTGGTGTGCCACCTAAAGGAGCGCAAGCAGCAGCGAAGCGTGGACTAGAACTACGCCGTAAATTTAATCGCGGTGGAACTATGGTTGGTGTTGCACGCGCTAGAGATATTTCTAATGGAAAGAATTTATCTGAATCCACTGTTCGGCGCATGAAGGCTTACTTTGACCGTCATGAGGTTGATAAGCAAGGTAAAGATTGGGATAACCAAGAAAGACCAAGTAACGGAAAGATTGCATGGCTACTTTGGGGTGGTGATGCTGGTCGTACATGGGCAACAATGCTCGTTAATCGCTGGAATCGTGAAGACGGTAAAAAAGAATTACCAGTCTGGCTACCTAACGGTGATGAAATTGAAAACTTACAGCAATTGGCTGGTGTATTAAATACTGATGTAAAGACTGCTGCATTCCATGTATTAGATGAATCAAATCCTCCAAAACATTTATTAGCGCAGGCATATAAGGCTACAAGGCGTGTAAAGACTCCTGAAGGTCGCCGTAGATTTGGTCAACCTATCGGAACAGTTATTAAAGATGATGTACTTCCAGATTTACAAATGGAATTACCAGGAATGCCTGAAAAACCAAAGCCTCGTAAAAGACCAGTAATTAAAGTTAGTTATGCTACGGATGGTCTGGGTGATGAAGTTGTAACAGCAACTGGAAAACCAATTCCAATTGTTAATCTAGATAAATATTTTGCTGGTAGCAGTACTCGCTTCCCTGTAATGGAAAAAGATACTGAACAATTGCCAGACACACCTGTATATAGTGAATTGCCAGATTATCAAAGTAATTGGAAAGATGTTGATAAGTTAGGTATTCCACAGGGTCAAGAAACTGTACAGGAATTATATAACGCATTAACTGTTGATAAATACGATTGGGAAGGAAATTCTCCTGATGCTAAAAACTTAAAGGCTAATGTTCAATATCGTGTTGCACAAAGAATTTTAGACCATTTAGATACTGACCCAGAGTTACAAACATGGACTAGATTATATTTAGACAGTAAAGTTAATGACTCTGGTAGAACCATTAAACAACTTACTGAAACAACCGTATTAAATATTGGATATAATAAAAAATGGGCAAATGATGAAAATTCACAAAAAACTAGATATGAATTTTTAAGAAACTTAAACATGATTGATTTGACAACCTCTTTTGAAGAAGCATTAGAGGGAGAATATGGCTCTTTTATTAACATTGATGAAAATTTAGATTTGCCAGAAAATAATCAAGACTGGGCTTCTTGGACTAAAAAAATGTTTCCTAAAACTAAAGATAGAGAAGCATTAGCGCGATATAGAATATTATACGAAATGGATTTAATAAGTAATATGAAAGAGTATGATAACTATAGTTCTCATTCCACAGAATCTTTAATATTCATGCTTGAAACAAATTATCAAATTAGGTCTTGGGCTGGTACTTCTGGAGATACTAAACCTGAATCTGTCGCTTTTCAATTAGATGTTAAAGAAGCATTTGAACTTGATGAAGCAGCAACAAATCATATGAGTGCTAATATTTACGAAAACATTAAAGAAATGTCAACATTCAGAAAAACATTGATTCGTGCTATGTATGCTGAAACACAAGAATTCTTGGCAGGTAATAATGTCAAATATATTGAGGTATATCGCGGTATGCATTTTGATAGTGAAGATGAAATACCAGATTTCTTAAAAGAATCTGATAATTTTAAGAAAGCACAAAATGCTACTGATGTATCATTAAAAGAACGCAAACAAGAATATATTGCTGATTGGATTGATAGGAATTATTTAACTTATTCTATGAAAGAATATAGTAAAAATAAATTTAGCGAACTATTCCCAGATATTACTCCAGAAAATGATGGAAGTGATGAATGGCTTGAAGATAGTCAAGAATATAAAAGTTGGTTTTCTAATAATGAAGATAAAATGATTGATGAATATAAAGGAACTATGGAAAAAGATGCTGTATTTTCATGGCAATATGATAATGGTTATGATGAAGCAAGGTCTGAAATTTTGAGAGATTCATTTACTAGTTTAGATACATATGAGAGTGAAATATCTATGCAGCCAATCTCTTCATGGTCATTAAGCCAAGAGCAAGCAGAGTCTTTTGCAGATAATGGCACATACAAGATTGTTTTAAGAACAATTGTTCCAGCAGAACTTGTATTTAGTACAGCATTTAGTGGTGTGGGATGCCTTAGTGAAAACGAAATAGTTGTCCTCGGTGGTCTAGGAAAGGCAGAAATAGCATGGAAATAAATAATAATATTGATGCCAAGTTAAATTTGGCAGACTGGACTAAAAATACTTGGGATTTGCCGAGTACTTTAGATGAATTTAAGATTATGTATGAAGATAAAAATGAACTAAGAAGATACTTTTTTAAGTTACTTTATCTGCCTGTAGGTAGGGCTATGCCACAAAGTCTTATAGATGAATTGCGTAAAGAGTATGGGCAATATTTTGTTCCAGCGTATAGGGATAAAAAGCCCAAAGATGAATCTAAAGATGTTTACTCTGGTAGTGCTACTTTAGTTACAGCAACACCACTACACGCAGGGCTACCTGCAAGGCGCGAAGAACTAAGGGCAATTACTAGACAGCGCAGAAGAATGCGTACTCGTAGAGTTATTCGTCACAGGCTTCCAGACAAAGACAAATAACTTCAATTTATTTCTAATAAATAAAAATATCGCAAGTTGAGGGTCTTTTCACCTTAGTAACTAGTACACTAAGTGTGTCCTGAAATTTCAGGTACTAAGCGTGAATAGGAGAACCAAGTGAGTTCTAAAACTAAAAAAGCATTGGCATCTTATGGTCGTTCATTCGTAGGTGCTGCTTTAGCAACCTTCCTCGCAACAGGTGGCGATATTTTTGCCCTGAATGCTGATGGTCTAAAGGCAATCGTTTCAGCAGGTGTAGCAGCACTCCTCCCAGTGGCATTGCGTTGGGCAAATCCCAATGACGAGGCTTTTGGGCGCGGTGCATAGTAATTAATCGTAAACTCGTAGGGGTTTAGGTTTATTACTTAGACCCCTACCTAATTTTATAGGGATAGATAAAGTGACAACCATTCAGCAGATTGGCGCAATAGGCGTATCAGTAGTTACTCTTGTAGGTGGATTTATTGCTATTGTTAGGTGGCTAGTACATCACTATTTCCGTGATGCAATAGATGACCTAAAAACAACTGCAAGCACAGTTCAAGAATTGAAGCCGAATGGTGGAAGTTCAGTAGCAGATAAGATTAACCGACTAGAGGTAGATACTAAAGAAACTAAATCTTTAGTGTATAAACT